CTGGGAAAGAGGGAAAATCAGTCTATTGCCCGCATTGCCACGCTGAGAGCATCTTGTATAATTTTGCATTTACAACGTTGAATTGTCGCCATTGTAATGAAGAAGTGTTAAAACAGGATTGGCTAATCACTTAGGGGAATAAATGAGATTAGATAATACAGCGTTAGATGCGCAGAATAGGGAAACGCTGCGCAGATTCATTGCCGATGCTGAAAAGAATCGGGATGACTTAAGTGGGAGCGTTATTGCCACGATGACGCAATTCTTAATGAATCTTAGGCTTGCGATTCAAAAACCTAACCGAACTTGGGTGACACCCGAAGAATTAATCAACGCACAAGTTCAAGAACTACGTAATTGCGTCGTAGATTTAGAAGCCTATAAAAATCGCATACTTGAAGGAGTAACACATCAATGAAGAACCAAAACCGCAGTATTATTGGCGCACTAGACTATAGCATTACATCATTGCAGAACATTAAAACCACGCTAATGGATATATCCCATCCACAGAAGGAGCTTAATTGGGCCGTCGGAGGGGTTATAGTTGCTCTGATGAGCCAATTAATGCGCATTTGCCATGAAACCTTTGTGGAAACAGGCAACACCGGTGATGCAAATGCTAAAGACGATTTAGTTCTAATTCAGTCTAAATTTAACGATTTCATGCATAGGATGATTAACAATGACTGACTTCGAATCGGATTACTTGAATATCTTAATGCGGCAGGTTAACGAGGAAATTGAATACCTTGTGCGTAATGGCCATAGCGATGATAAAAACTTTTTGCCCTGTATGTTCTGTATTAAGCATGACGATAGACACTATTATCGATGCGAGCGCTTAAAGAGCTTAAGGGAATTCCAATCTATTCTGGCAGTAAAGGGTGGTCGAGATATTCCTAAGGAGCTTAGCGAAATGGGAAAAATGGTTGATAATCATATCGAAGATGCCTCAAATTATTTAATGCAAACTGTTCCATCCTCTACCTTCGATTTGCCTCCATTGTTGCAACCGCTCTAAAACCTCCATACGCGCGTTTTAAGGGGTGTTTATTTTCACCCCTGGCAAACATACTAGTTGTTGTATAAATCGTTACTACGGGCTGAAAAAACGGATTCCTGAGCATTTTTATTTCTTGCTAGAGGTTGCTTGAACCATCCATACGGAACTTCGGCAAATGTTCCACCATTAAATGCAAAAATTAATTCAAATATATCGCCGAATCGATTCTTACGGCATTTGACGACAAATTGATTACGAAGCACTGGATCATCGCGATAGAGCTCTGGACGGTCTAGCCCTAACCAGATTGCTGAACTATTATGACCCCCAGAGCCATTCGCAGCATCATGTGGCCATGGGCATCTATCCTCTTCTGAACGATTAGCAGCTCCTCTGTTAATCTGCGATAGCAGAATCACCGTGCAATCAAGCTCAATAGCGAGCTGAGCTAATTGCGTCGTAATCTCATCAAGCTTCAAGTCATTGCGGTCAAATTTGCCTTTCACTTTAACCAAACCAAGATAGTCAACTACGATTACCGATATTTTCCGCTCCATCGCGCGAATTCTGGAAGAGGTAATAATAAAATCTAAATCAGCGCCATTACGCGACATCGTGGTATCGTAAATACGTAGAGGAATTGCAAGCGATTTGCTGATAGCGGTTAATTGCTCCTCCTCAGTCATCTTATCAAAAGGCTTTCCGCCACAAACTCCGACATGTCTAGACCAAATTTGGTTATATTCCATTTCTAGCGAGAAGAACAAAGCTTCCGTATCTGGTTGTGCTCTCGCAATCGCGTCTGCTAGGAAAATTGCAAATCCAGTCTTTCCGGTACTAGGTGCTGCTGCCGCGAAAATTAAACTCTTTGGCATTACTCCACCACCTAAGCCGTGATTAAGTTGCTGGCAAGTGGTAGCTATTGGCTTTGGTTGAACATTTTTACCTTCGTAGAATGCATCAGCGATATCAGCGTTAGACATTCCGCTCTTCGATTCGCGATAATTTAATCCTGAAATCTCAGTAATTGCAGAAGTTAAAATAGCTGTAGCTTCTTCTGGCTTACGACAATCTGCAACGTCTTGAATCATATTCTGAGCAAGTGCCATCTGCTTACGTAAGCGCATCATAGTGTTTAATCGACTTACGTCATTAGCCAAATAAGATTCGCCAGAAGGTAGTTTGCCGTATTCCTGAATTAATGCCCATACAGCCATATATAAATCGTTTTCATCTTTAGGAATTGAGGTAACGATATCCACAAAGGTGAATGGCTCAGCATTACTATAAGCCTTCCTAATCATAGCGAATATGGCTTGGTTCTCCATGCGATAGAAGCTATCAGTAGTCAAAGATAGCATAGCCTTCTGAACGCGAGCTTCGCTAGAATTGCCATAATGCATCAGGGTTTCTAGTACGCGTTGTTCTAGTTCTGCTGAGTAGTTAGGCGTAATCATGAGTATGATTCCTCTAAAAATTTAACGAAATTATCCCACCGGCAGAAAGTTTCTAGGCCGTTCTTCTTCTGACGACCAGCTTTGGTTTCATAAGTCTTTAGTGCAAAATTCGGTGCACAAACTTTCAGAGCTTGCATATATTTCCTGAAGGACTGAGGCGTTAAGGGCTTCCTATCAGGGTCAGCTTCAGGCCAACGCTTGATTAAGCCACGCAGAACCTTTTCCAGGGAAGTAGATAGCAAAGTCTTATGAGGCTGAGGATTATTAGGGAATTCTTCGCGATAAATCTGAATCATCTCTTGCATTAACTGCTTATTACTGCTGCTCACGCTAGTAGTAATAGTATTATTACTACAATGAGTAGTGTTTTCTGGTATAGGTTTGCCGTTTTGGACAAAACCTTTTGCCGTTTTGGGCAAATCAGTATCGACGGGGTATTCAATACTTCTGGCCTTAATCTTTTCCTTGAGAATAGGGTAATATTCCAGAGCTTTATCGGTAAGCGCATACCAGCAAGTCTTATCATATTTATGCTTATTGAAATTGCCAATCTCGATTAATCCTTGCTCTTGGCAATGCTTGATAATGGTTCTGATATTCTTAGTAGACCAGAAATTAAAATAATTCTGGAAGTCTTTGATAGTGCTATAAGACCAGCATTTACCTTCTCGTATATTGCGGTGCTCAAATTTTTCTCTATCGATATTGGTTCTTAACCAAGAGGCAAGGTTTGCTATGAAAATACAGATGTTGGCGTCTTTAGTATCAAGTAATAACTGTTCATTCAAATTTAAGTTCATGTTATAATTCCTTCTGTTGCGTTCTTAGTCGTTCGTAACGTGTTAGGGATGTATTTAACGTGATTCCGCTGCCAGGCTTTCACACGTTATTCTAGTTGTAAGGGCAGGAAGCCCTCGCTTTTCTTCCAATATCAAATCATCTGTAATTCCTAAAAGTATTTAATCGAAGCATATCCATAGCAATACCCAAACGTACAGCTAGATTCTCTGCGCTTATATCGGGATATTGCATTAAAATTTTGGTGCGTAGAACTTCCAGTATATCCATAGCTGACGTCCTTTGTCGCATAATGAATTGAAGAAATAATTGGCGTAAAGCTTGATTCTGTAAAATGTTGATGTAAAATTTGCTTCATGTAGTTACTCATGGTTGTGCATGTTGTAGTTACGCAGAGATTAGACAGAGCTGTTACTCATCTAATCTTGCCCAAGGCTTAATGCCCGCGAAGGGAGGCTTCTTATGGCTTCCCTTAATTCGCAGTAATTTACCTCGAAACGCTTTCTAATTCAATTGCTAAGTTCTGTCTTATTTCACCTAAATTGGTTTCCTTAAGCAATTCACCGTCTTTGTAAATCGTTTCCAAGAACCCTTCGGCCTCAGATTGCTCAGATTGTCTATCTAACGCAAAGAATCGACCAGTTACAGCATCAAGTTCAACTTTAATCAATCCGCAAGCAGACTTCTTATTCCCGTCGCCAGTTACAGGGTTCTTCTGAATCGCTCGACGCTCACCATCAACCACAGCACTTGTGGCCTTAATCGCAAAGCCAAAAGTATCGCGGGTCACATATTGGTACGTGAAGCTCCCTATGCCGAACACGATATTAGAGGACGCAAATCCTTTTTCTTCCATCAGTTCTAGTATTAAGCGAGCACGTTCAACCGTAATTGCATCACCGTAAATCAATCCGACTTTAGGGTTAAGTTCTTTATATCCTGCCGAGTTAATTCGTCCCCCGAAAGTTTCCCATAGGCACTGCAAAGCTCCCTTGTGGGCTGGACTATCAGGAATCGCGCACATATCACCACATATGATATCAGCAGGATCGCCAGAATCAGGACGTATAACCACTTTGCCTTGTCGCGCATGAATCTCCTTATACAAGCTGGGTAAGTAAACGGTTAAAGTCTGCCATAGGTCAAATGTATCAGCTACTATTGAAACAATTCCGTCAGGGTAAACTTCCGTAATTAACCGCTTTATAAGGGCAAATTCTCCATTAGCGCCATCGCAACACATCACGCTATGTTCAGTAGCCGGAACGCTGCTACCAACATTTGTGACGGTAGCAGAAGCATCGTAATAATTATTAAGCAATTCAATAGAGCTGACACAATCTGTGCCTTGGAATGACGTTAAGTGCGCAGCTCCACAGATGGAGGCATCATCCCACCCAGACATTCCCCTAAAACTGAAATCATGCGCTTGGAAAGGCACAAAGCTTTCATCCGTTCCTGTCTTCTTGGCAAAGTCAGTTAGCAAGCGCTTCATCTCAAATGCTATTGTGGCGCAGGTCATGGGTTTCCAAAGACTAGCCGAAATAATAGTTTCAAGGTAATTAGTAAGCCAAAAGAAATCAGGATGAGTATTAACAATGGTAAGCACAGGAACGCCAATAGGTACTCGGAAGCCTTCATTTAAAGCCTTAATCTTAATCGGTAAATAACCTA